CTGCGCCGCAGTTCCTTCATGCCGTCGCCCTCGAACACCTCTGCGCCCATGCCCCGCGCCTGCTCGCGAATTGCATCTGCCGTTGCCGTCAGCTTCTCAGCTTCGGAGAGCGGCATGTTGTGATGCACTTCTCGCATGTAGTCTTCGTACAGCTTCTGCTCGATCTTGAAAGCGATCATCTCGTTGACGCCGACGCAGCCAGCCCACTCTCCGGTTTTGAGAGAGGCAAATTCCCATCCGGGGATTTCTTCCGGCTTGACCGGCGAATAGCCGAGACGAATGCGATGATGGATCGAGTCGCGAGGGTTGGAGGTTGTGAGCCAGCAGAGGTGATATCCTGGGATCTTCGGCAGATCAGGAAGTGCGGCTTGGATGAATTGGCTGCGAAGCTCCTCCAGACGCGAGTCGTCGGAAAGTTGCCGGTTTTCGGTAACCGGGCGATCTTCCATCGCCCTATTTCCACGCGCGGGGTCTGCGGCCTTCTTGAGCCGGTCGTCTTGGGCGCTCTTCTGCAACATGTCTGCGTTCCTTATCGAACACCGTTTGTGCGATCGTACTCCGCGTAACGCCGAAGGGCGTCCTTGCGGAGCTTGGGGTCATCCCACACGCCCGCCTCCATCATAGCGGCGCGTCGCTCGGGGGAAACATAAATTTGACGGGTGCCAGGAGCGCTGGACCCGCGCCCCGCAACTGGAGGCCCGCCGGGGCGCTTCTGGGGGGCTTCCTCGCGCGCCTGGGACTTGAAGCGGTGCGGCAGACGCTTCGCCGCGCGCTTTTCCAGTTCGTCCCAGTAGTCGCTCGAAGACGGATCGAAGCCATCTTTCGCGAGACGGTCGTCGATCGCCAGCATGATCGCGCTGTCTTCGTTGTTGCCCTGCACGTCGTACCAGTCGCGATTGCGATTGATGAAGTCGCTCGCACGCTGCTGGACGATCGGGTCCATCTGCTGCTCGCGCGGACGCTGCGCCTGCGCCACAAGCGACTGCTTGTGGGCATTCAAATGCTGCGCCTCGTTCATCGCACGATCACGCAGCCGGATGGCGTCGCGCGCGATCTCTCCGTTGCCGGTCTCGATCGCCTTCGCGAGCGCGTCCTCGGCCTGTCGAGCGCGGTAGATCGCCTCGTTCAGCCGCTGGTCGATCAGGTGCGCGGACTGGCCGATCTGGCCGGTCTCCAGTGACGCCAGCCGATCCGCGAGCGCGGCATTCTGCGCGCGCAGGGCGTTGAGTTCGAGGCGATCGGCGTAGACGTTCGCCTTCTTCGCCGCGCGCTCCTGCCGCCGACGCTCACGCTTCGCCTCGCGCTCCTCGTCGGTCTCGTTGTCGCCGTCGTCGTCCTGCCGCTGATCGGCAGAAAGACGCTCGTCGCCAGCGTCCTCCGTGCCATCGGCCTGCTGCTGCTGCTTCTCATCCTGATCGTCATCGTTTTCCTCGATGGTCAGGATCTCGCCCTTCTTGTCCTCGTCGTCGAGCGTCATGCCGCCCTCCTCAGATGAATGCCTTGACCGTCAGCGGATCGCCCGTGAAGCGCCCGACGATGTCGAGGTCGTTGAACACGACGAACAGAGCCTTGCCTCCATCCGCCAGCGGAACCTCCCATCGGTCGCCACCGTATTTCGGCACGCGAACGAATTCACCCGGCTCGCACCAGATGCCCTCGGCCCAAGCCTGCATCGTCTCGCGATTGCAGAAGGCGAGCGGGCCGGTCGAGCGGACCAGGGCGACCTGGGTGTTCCACTTCTCGGTGTCCTGGGTGTCTTCCGGCAGGATCAGTCCCGACTTCGTCTTCTTCATCGGATTGCGGATCTGCACGACGACGCGCGAGCCATACGGCTCGAACATCGGGTCGATGTCTGGAAACGCGAAGTCGTGATCTGCGTTCCACTTGAACGGCAGATCCTTACGCTTCTTCGCGTCAGCGACGCTCGACTTGTATTTTCTCTCGCTCAAAGATCTCTCTCCCTTTCGTTCCTGTCCTTCAGAATTTCGTCGATGATGTCGAGTGAGCGCTGAAGGCCAGCATACATGCCGCACACTCGACCGTACTCAAAGCCGTCGCGAGCAGACGGGGCTTGCAGCGCAGACTGCGCCATCCTCGCCTGCTCGCTCTTCAGTGCGCCGATGATCTTCTCAATCACTTGCTGACCGGCGGGCTGCGCTTGATCGGCGGCTTCTTGCCCATCGCCATCGCCTTGTGCTGGTTGATCGGACCCTTCTTCATCTCAGATCACCTCCCCTCACTTCTGCGCGGCCTGCGACTGCTCGTTCAGTTGCTGGCCGATGATCGCGAACATCGGCGCGACCTCCGAATAGGGAAGCCTGCCGAGAGATTGCAGGATCACGGAGATCTGCGCCTCGGTCAGCTTCAGCGTGTAGCTCTTCTCTCCCACTTTGTCCTCCTCACGGTGATGGATTGATCCCCGTCCCTGTCGAGACGGCGATCTTTTCTCCGCTCACGATCTCCATGATTGCGAGATCTCGCGCGGTCTGGTTGTCGGCGTTGTTCATGCCGACGCGCGCATCGACTTCGACTGCCGTGCGCTCGCTTTCCTGCTGCTGCTCGAACTGCTCGCGCGCCATATCCATCTGGCGATCCTTGTCGCGATCCGCAAGCTTCGCGGCTTCAAGCTGCGCCTTGACCTGATCGGCCTGGGCCTTGCGCTGCGTCTCCGCTTTCGTCGCCTCGGCGGCGAGGAGCGTCGGATCTTGCGGCTGCTGCGGCTGGAGCGACTGAATGTATTGCATCGCCTGCTCGATGATCGGCGGCAACTGCGAGAGAGCCTGCTCGCCGCCCTGGATGACGCGCGGCGATGCGGCGGCGAGCAGGATGTCCATCTCGCGCGAGACTTCCTCGTCCTTGTCCATCAGCGTCGCGACATCGACGCCCGTCGCCTTGCTGGTGATCTCGAAGACGTGCGAGGCGTACCACAGCGCGATGTGGTCCTTGAGGTGATCGACGATCATCGGGATGAATTTCGGCGCGAAGATCGGGTTGCTTCCGAACATCGGAGATTTCAGAAAATCGACATGCACCTGAATGTGCGCGAGGTGTTCCTGCTCGGGGAACGCGACGATCGGGCGACCGGCGGACGCCGCGATGTTCTCGTTCACCGCATTCATCTTCTTCGGCTCCTGCTTCTCCAGCAGCAGCTTCTCTGCCTCGGGAACCTTCAGCCGCTTGAGGAACATCTCCTCGACCTTGCGGAGATCGTATAGCTGCGGCAGACGCTCCGCGCGCGAGATGATTGCCTGGATCTGCGCGAAGCGCTGCGTCTCGCTGAAGATGTTGGGGTCCGAAACCGGGATGACATCGACCGGACCCTCGTAGTCGTCGCGACGAACGACAAGCTCGCCGTCCTGCTCGACCAGCACCTTCTCGTCGAGGTGCATGCGGTTGAGCCGGTGCAGCACCTCAAGCGTGCGCTGCATCGCGGCGTGTAAACGCGCATGGATGGCAGAGAAAACCGCCATGCCCTGCTCGATCAGCGCAAGCGTCGTGCCGACCGGCATGTTGGGGTTCGCGCCGTCCGCGAGGTTCTCGAACGTCGTCCGCACGACGCCGCGACCGCTATCGACGAGAAAGCCCAAGAGCTTGAACAGCGCGTCGCTCGGCGGGTTGAACGGAACGGGCATCGCGAGCTTGCGAACGTCATCGACGTTCAGCCCGCCCTCGATCTCGGTGACGCCGGTCGCGATCAGGTTGAGCGACTGCCCGCCAGACGAGCCGCCCTTGAGCTTGAGCAGCGTCGGGAAATTCTGGATGTGCGCGCTGTCGAGCAGCGCCCGCAGCGCGCCGGTGGCGGCACCGGAAAGACCGCCGATCATGTGCGGCAGACCGATCGGGTACGCGCCGCGCCACGGGACGAACGGCCACTCGACGATATGCGCCATCTCCTCGTGAAGCTCGTCGTCCTCCTGCCAGTTGCGGTAGAGGGACAGAACCTCCTCGGACGACACGTCGATGGTGACGATGTAGGGCAGCGGCTCGTCGTCGTCCTCGCCCTCGATGTTCAGCGAGGTGTAGACCTCGTAGATCGCGCGCAGACCGTCGTCGTTGTAGACATCGGCGTCGCGTCCTTCGATCTTGTCGTTCGCGGTCTGCGAGCGCGTCTGATCGGGAGCGGACACGGCTGCGCTGAGATCGGCGTCACGGTACATGCCGGATCGCACGCGGCTCTCGTATTCCTGCTGCGTGACCATCTGCGCGTGCGTCTTGCGCTCGGCGGACGCGAACGATGTCGCCGCGAACGGGATGTAGATCTCGTCGATCGGGACGAACAGCGACACCGGGCGCTTCTTGCGCGCATCCCAGTACAGCTTGAGGAACTGCCCGCCGCCGAGCGGAAGCTGCGTCAGAAGTTGCTCAAGCTCGGCGCGGAACTCCTTCATCTGGACCGTCAACTGACGGTTCATGTGCTTGGTCTTCCGGTGCGCCTTGTCGAGCTTCTTCTGCGTGACCTCGCCGATCACCATGTCCTTCACCGGGCCGGATGCCGGGAAGATCTCTTTCATGGCGCGCGCCGCGAAATCGACGCATGCCTCGATCATCAGCGGATGCACGACGCGCGACGCGCCCTCGAACTGCGCGCCGCCGGGGGCGTCGTCGCCAAGCCCCGTGCGCCGCAGCCCTTCGGCGTATTTCTCGTCCCGCTTCTTTCGGTCTTCCTTGTCCTGCTCGATCAGCTTGACGAGCGAAGCGGAGACCTCGCGCAGGCGCGACGCATCGACCGTGTCCACGAGGTTTTCGTAGAACTCGCCGTCGCCCTCTGGCTCCTCGTCGTCGATGGTGACGACAGCCCCGCCATCGTCGGTCTCTTCGACCGATTCCGGCTTGTCGTCTTCCATCTCGTCGGTGCCGTTCTGATCAGACATGAGTAGCCCTCTGGAGAGGTTGAAGCCTATCTGCGTTTACACGTCGAGGCAATGATCAGGAAATCTGCCCGCTTTCAACCGCTGCCGCGACCGCATCGGCAAAGGACTGACCCGTCTCATCGGAGCCGGGTGATCCTAGCGGTCCCATCCCAGGTTCGACGTTGACGTTGACGCCGGGGATGCTCTGCGCGTCGGTCAGCCGACCGATGGCGGACGTGTATTCGTCAGGCATGAACGACTGACGCACGATGCCGTTGAATTGGTTCTGCGGCGTCGGCATGCCGAAGTAGCCGCCGAACGGGATCGCGCCCGCGACCGCAGCCATGCCGGGGGTGACGCGCGACGCGCCGAGCGCTTCGAGATCCTTGTTCGCCATTTGCGCGCCGATCAGGTTGCCCGCGACGCCTCCCATCAGCCCTGAGCCAATCAGCCCGCCCAGGGTCGATCCGATGGTTCCTGGGCGGTCGTAACCCGTGCCGATGGACCGAGATGAGGGGGAAGTGCTTCCCCCCGCTCCTGGGCCTTCTGGCGGGCTTCCAGGGGCATCCTGCGGCGGCGGCTGGAACCTCGACATGGCGTTCTCGATTGGATCGGCGGCAGGCGGGGGCGCGGGAACCGGCACGGGCGTAGGCGCGGGTGCGGCGGGCGCGGCTGTCTGCGGCACCTCGCCATAGCGCGACCAGTCCACGACCCCGCCATCCGCGAAGCGCAGGCCAAGCTGCTCGTGGATCATCGGCACGAGGTCGGGCGGCACGGGGATGCCCTGCTGCTCGGGGGCCTCGACGGACCCGCCCTCCTCGTACCGGCTCGCGTTGCGGAGCGCGGCCTCGCGATCGAGCGCGGCATGCATGGCGGCGAGACGCTCGGCGTCGTTGCCGTCAACCATTCCGCCATCCGCTTTGTAGATGTTGGCGCTCTTCATGTCGTCGATGCTGAACTGCGCGTTCTGGTGCCGAATGTCGCGCGGATCGAAAACAATCCACGAGCGGTTGTCGTTCTCGCCGATCCCAGCCCTGTAGAGATCCCCTGCCCATTTGAGCTTCTTGTAGAGCAAGTCCTGCCGCTTGTAATCGGGACTCTGCGCGGCATTCGCGCGTCTCCGCTGGATGTCGCTCATCAGGTTGTCGAACCGTGGCGATTCACCGGCACGTCGCCCGTATCGGTTTTCGACCGCATTCGGATACAGAATGCTGTCATAGCCGGATCGCTGAAGGATGCTTCTGAGCTTCCTCTGCTCTGGGGAATTGTACGTCAGCCCGCCGAATGGAGAGTTCCTGAGCAAGTTGTCTAGCTCGTCCTCGATCTTTGCGCTGCTTATTTTCAGATCTGGAGAGTACGCGACGGTCGCTATCGCGTCCTTGGTTCTCCAGTCGCCAGGATCTCTGTCTACCCTGAGCGGGCTTCTCACGTTGACGCGGAGCGGCATGACGAGCGGCTCGATCGTGCTGCCGCGTCCGTATCCAGTATCCTCCAGCCGCTTGAGGGCTTGCTCCCTGGTGCCGACGTGAAATCCGACATCGCCTTTTGCGAATTCATCGAATTCATGAGGCGTGCCGTGATATGCGATCAGCGGGTACAGAACCTCGCCGCGCTGCATGCGCTCGAATTCCTCGTCGTCGATGCGCGGCCTGCGCTGGTAGGAATTTGGAACGTCCGCAGCCTTGTTCCACTTGCGGATCAGTTCGCGGTCCTCGGGCTTCTGTCCCTCGATGCGCGCACGCACCCCCCTCGCGATCTTGCCGAGCGCGCCGGTCTTGTTCTTGTCAGCCATTGCTCGTCTCCTTCATCGAGTTGAGACCGCCGCGCGCGTAGCGCCGCACGATCTCGATTGGTGCGTCATCGAACATCACGAAGTTGCGTGTTCCGGTTCCAGCATGACGCGAACTGCCGTCGAGGTACTTAACTCCCGGCACTCCAATGTCATGCAACCAATTCGATGCGGTGGAGGCGCCTTTGCCGCCAGTCAAGCGGTTCGCCAGCGGGCTGGTCAAGCGCTCATACATCTCGCCGCCACGGCGAGGAACTTCGTTGTACATGAACGACAGCGAGCCATCACTCTTCAGCGCACCTTTTGATTTCAAAGCATCCAGAACATGCGGCTGCGCGCTTAACGGCGCGTCCCAGTCGAGCAGCCGCTCCTGCGGCACATGCAGATCGACAGCGTAGAGATTTGCCCTCGGAAAATCGTTGCTCCAATCGATTCTGATTTTGCCGCTTTTCAGCGCATCAATCGACGCTGAAACATCATTCAGCCAATCTTTCGAGGCATCGGGGCGCGCATACATGCTGTCGTCCAGAAGACCGATTGCGCGGCTTACGTCTCCGTCTGCATTCTTCAATGCATTTTCCACAAACTTGCGCTGCCTGCCGACAACTTCATCGGGAAATGAAACGCTCATGGTTGGCTCCATGTCGTCAAGCATGTCTCTTTCAAACCTCTGCTTATAGCCCATCGCTACCTCTGGGTTCTCCGCAAAGTACAGCCCATGACCATACGCTTGCGCGCCCTCACC